AAGATTTGCCCACAGGCATAAAAATAGAGGTGGATGGCGACTTCCTGATCAAGATGGGTCAGCTCGGTATGCTCGATCCTCTCGACAAGGAGGTCGCTGCGTTCATCGGGATAACTCCCGAGGCATTCCATCGACTCAAAAAACGGCATCCCAAAATTCAGCAGTACCTGGATGAGGGCAGAGCAAGAGGCACAACGAGTATCAGGCGGCAGCAATTCAAAAAGGCGATGGACGGTGACACCACGATGCTGATCTGGCTCGGCAAGCAGAAGTTGGGTCAGACGGACAAACGACACATTGACCAGGTCATCAGTCAGAAGAAGGACATCAAGGAATTCACGGACAGGGAACTCCACGAGATCATAGCCAATGACACAGACTCAGATCTTGCCCAGCACCGCCGAGGCAGGAATGGAAGTGCTCGGAAGAAGACAGGCACGTAAGAAACTCATAAATTTTACCGAGTTTACCTACCGGGCATATCAGACAGCCAAGCACCACAGACTGATCGCCAAGTCTCTGGAGAGAGTGGAGAAGGGTCTGTGCAAGCGGCTGATGATTTTTATGCCACCCAGGCACGGCAAGTCGGAACTTGCCTCGATCAGATTCCCGGCGTGGTATATCGGCAGGAACCCTACCAAGTCGGTGATTGCCACATCATACGCCCAGGAACTCGCGTCTCACTTTGGGCGTCAGGTCAGGAACTTGATGCAGACGCAGGAGTATAGAGCCTTATGGGGCAACCTCCTGACCGAAGACTCTACCGCAGCGCATCGCTTTGATACGTCTGAGGGCGGGGCGTATCTTGCAGCTGGAGTGGGTGGGCCGATCACAGGACGAGGCGCGGACCTGCTCCTGATTGACGATCCCGTGAAGTCCAGGGAAGATGCGGAGTCTCAGACGTACAGGGACAGAGTGTGGGATTGGTACAAGGGGACGGCTTACACCAGATTGCAACCCGGTGGAGCTATTGTCTTGATACAGACGAGATGGCATGATGATGATCTTGCGGGAAGAATCCTGGAGGATTCATCCGGCGAATGGGAGGTGCTGACGCTTCCGGCTCTTAGGGACAACAAGGCGTTATGGCGAGAGTGGTATCCGGCGGAGGCACTGGAGAACATCCGCCAGACTATCGGTCCTAGAGAGTGGAGTGCTCAGTATCAGCAAGAACCTGTGCCGGACGAGGGAGACTATTTCAATCGAGGCTGGATCAATTACTACGACAAGTTGCCGGACGAGAGAGCTGTGGGGACTCTGGCGTATTACGGAGCCTCTGATTATGCGGTCACGGACGGCGGAGGAGATTGGACGGTACATGGGGTGATCGGGATAGATCCTGCCGAGAACATCTACGTCCTCGATTGGTGGAAGGGGCAAACGTCAAGCGATGAATGGGTCGAGGCTGTCATCAGCCTGATGGACAGGTGGAAGCCGTTCTGTTGGGGTGAGGAGTCAGGACAGATCGAGAAATCAATAGGACCGTTCTTGACCAAGCGGATGATGGAGAGAAAAGTCTTCTGCCGCCGAGAGCAATTCGTATCGAGCAGGGACAAACCGACAAGGGCGAGGTCGATACAGGCCAGGATGAGCATGGGTAAGGTCTTCTTCCCGAGAACTGAATGGGCAGACGATCTCATCTCTGAGGTTTTGAGGTTTCCGGCAGCGGCTCATGACGATCAGGTAGATGTGCTGAGTCTTTTCGGCCGGATGCTGGATGAGATGCTCCGAGGGCAGACAGCCAAGATCCCAGAAAAAGCCAGACCCAAAACGTGGAACGATCTTGAGCAGGAATCCAGGCTTGCCAGATATGGGATGCGGCGTGGAGTATCCTATGCAGTAGGGAACGGAGAATAGACTCAGGTGGACTGATGCTAACAGAAAAAATTGTTGATATATTAGATCAGGCGATGGATGATATGTGGCGATTAGCCGTTGAAGAAATTGAGGATTACCGAGAACGAGCAGAGTTCCTCAAGGAGGTTGAGATCATAAAATCCGTTTGCAGGAACTTCAAAGATTTGAGGGATGGGTCCAATGGCTTACCCGACATCGAATAAAGATCGAGCCTCGTGGTGGCAACGGCACATAGAGCAATCTACGAAGCAACTAGACCCATTCTTCAAGGTCGGTCGTAGAATACTGAGCATGTTTGAAAACGAGGCTTATACGCAGCGAGAGACAGTCCTACAGGCATCTCAGCACTCTATTGACGGTACCGAGAGGGTGAAGCCGAGTCTCACGTATGCCTGGATAGAGCAGAGTATCGCAAATATGCTATCCCGCAAGCCTCGGTTCAGGGTTCAGGCAAAGCGACGCGACTCAGTGGCTGGGGAAGTCCCTGTGGGCAGAGTCATAAATTATTGGTATGACGACACGGACCAGATGCATCAGGACAGGAAATGTCTGCTGGATCAGATGGTCTACGGGTTCGGCATTAAGAAGATGGGCTGGACCGCAGACATTAAAATGAGTGGCGAGGACCGGGAGTTTTTGTCTGACTCGGCAGAACTCCAATTTGATGATCCTGACGAGGAAAATCTCTGGCTGGCTACGGGCACTCCTACCAAAATATTGCAAGACCATGACCACATAGGTCACAACGAGAAGCATCGACCCTTGATGGATGACAGGACCATTGCGGACGATATCAAGGAGATTATCCAGGAACACATTGATGAGCATGTTGAAAGAGCAAACCGTGCGGAGGCTACTACGCATATCGATGTGCAGGAGGAATCTCCGTTCGGTCTGAGATGGTGGCCCGAGGATTTCCGTATTGATCCTTTGGCGAGGGATGGCCTCAAGGACGCACGATGGATTGCTTTCCGATCAGTGAAACCCATCGAGGAGGTCAGGGATAATCCAAATTATAATCGACAGGCAGTCAACGCCTTACAACCTCAGAGGATGGAGGATGCGCCTGACATAGATTCCACTTTCCAGGAGGAGGACGGGTTCGGGATGGTGACGGTGTGGGAGATATGGGCGCGGAACTTCAAACTGAGCGGCAGACGCAGACGTAACGTGATGGCGGTCATAGCGGAGCAAGGTGCAAAGGGATCAGAAAGTCCGGTGTTATTGAGGCATGAGGACGAATGGCCTTACGATACCTTGAAGGGTTATCCCTCGGTATTGTTGCCACCTGCGCTTCAGGGTGTCAAGACATGGCTTCAGAAGCCGACACTCAGCCTCGCTGGATTCGATAATATCCAGTTACTTGTCAACGAGCTGCTCGATTCGTTCCTCGCAACTATCCGTAAGCAAAAAAATATCATCTTCTACGATTCCAACGTCTTCCAGAACGATGAGGTAGACATAGCAGTTGCTTCTCCTGGCGATGCGGCTATAGGTGTCCCCGGCTTGTCCCAGGCGGGTCTGGGATCTGTTGTGCCGTTACCGTTCCTCCAGATCCCAGGGGATAAGGGACAATTTTTGAGTCTGATCACGAGTCTGGGAGATAGAGCGGCGGGAACACCTCAACCCATTGACTCAGGATCAGATACAGCTACGGAGTCAGCGATCAAGGAGAGGCGTACCACTGCCCGAGAGGGTCTGAGGATAGATGCCTTTGAGAAATTCCAGGTTGATACAGCCACCATTATCTGGAGACTGCACACGCAATTCCAGCCAGAGATGGAGGTAGAAATAGATGAGAGAGCCAGAGAATTCTCCACGGTCGATGAACGAATTGTCAAGGGGGCATTCCGGTTTAGCATAGATGTTTCCTCGGCAGTCACAGCTCAAGCACTGGAGCGGAAACAGTGGCTGGATCTCTTGAACTTGTTGTCGGGTATGGTGGAGATCTCGGTGCAACAGGGTATGCCGCCACCGAACCTGCCGAAGATTGCAGAGCAGTTACTCGTCCGAGGCTACGATGTCATGAACCCCGAGGAGCTGTGGCCAGCTATCGAGCAGAGCATAGGTGCGGAGAATCCACTGGCACAGGCACTACAGCAACAGATCGGCCCTAACGGTCAACAGACTGGGCCGATTAACAGGCAGCAGTTCGCACAACCTGCGGGTAACGAGGCCGCACAGATCAGGGAGTCGGTGCAATTATGATGATGCTCCCACCCAAGCCATCGGGTGTTCTGGATGCTCTCGGGATCAGGGAAGCGGCAAAACAGGTGCCTATATTTCCTCTGCCCTTTGAAGAACCTATCAGCAAGGGAGTGGCACATGGTATCGAGTCACTCACTGGATATGCTCCGAACGTCACGGGTGCTGATTTGTTGGATATGATTCTGCCTCAAGATCCAGGGGAGGCGATGTTCGATATTGTTGGTCCTCTCGCAGTGCAGCAAAGAGTGCTAAAGAAAGCGGCGGGAGGAGTATCTTCGATACTCAGGGGCAAGGTTCCGAAAGATGTTCCGATCTCAAAAGATCCGACAACTTTCTACCACGGCACAAGAACACCAGAGCCGTTTGAGTATAAAGAGGGCTTTGAGGTTGGTGGTCCCAGGCAGCAGTTTGATGAGTTTGCAGAACAGACTTCAGATTTTATTGATGTGGGATCTGGTCCTGATCCGAGCAGTTATTTGGGTGTGTCCTTTGCCTTCACTCCAGACATCGCCAGCAAATTTGCAACAGGAACATCAAAGGCTGGAAATATTGCGATGCGCGGATTCGGAGAAAGTGCTGGCAGAGTCATTCCGGCGAAACTTGGGGTGGTAAACCCAAAGAAGTTTGCAGATGATTTTGAACTCCAGGACTTCCTTTTTAACCAAAAGGCAGAAGGCGTAGGTTTTGAGGATGGCATCGATATCATCGCGAACTTTGATGAGGAAGCAGCAGAAAAACTTTTCAATCAGTACCAAAAAGGTGGGGCATCCGTAAGGAATGAGATCAACAGAGATATTGTAACTGAGTTGGGCAGACTTGACGATCCATCTCTTGCAGACGACTTTGCAAGAGATCTTGCAGAGTCTGCGAAAAGAACACTCAAGGACAAAGGCCATGACGCAGTGATTCACAAGAACGTAATAGAAGGTGGAGATGCCATTATTGTGTTCGACCCTGAAAAGGTCGAGTTTTTAGATGAGTCGATCAAGGCGATGCAACTCTCTGATGATGAACTCTTGCAGCAGTTGGGGAAGATGGATTTCAAGGAATACGGAAAATTCGGGGACGAACTTGCCAAACTCAAGGCTGACCCTGAGATAGTGGCTGGAGAGATGGTGGATGGGCTTCGCGTGACAGACGACATTCCCAACCTATCATCAATAAGTGCAAGCGACATGGAAGAAATAGGTGGTGGGGTACGAAAAATGTCACTTTCTGGATGGAATGCGAACCCAGAAAAAATGTTCTATGCCGCTGATGACATTGAAAGAACGCACGCATTGGCAAAGCGAATTCAGGAAAGCGGGGAAATAGACCCATTGATTATTGCCTTCAGAGAAGATGGACCATATGTCCTGGAGGGATTACATAGACTTGGTGCATTGTACTTACTTGGGAAAAAGTCCTTTCCGGCTTTGGTGGTGAAAGAGATATTTTAATAGAGTTGGGGTTATAATGCCCGCTTACGACTACAAGTGCAAGGATTGTGGGTATACGGAGACGTATTACCAGATCCCCTATGATGCCCGATTTAAACTGCAAATGTGCAGCGAGTGTGGATACTGGGCTGAGTACCAGTTCCCAATCGAAGCGTTAAACGGTTTCCAGCCGTTCGCTCCTTACTACGATGAGTGCCTGGATGGAGACATCACCTCACGTAGGGACCGCAAGGAATTTCTCAAGGCTGAGGGTCTGGAGGAGGCCGGAGACAAGCGAGGTGGCAGCAGGTTCTTTGACAAGCACGCACCTCACCATATCAAACCTATGCCACCAACGGGAGTCAGTGTGTGGCAATCCAGGGAGCAGCAGAAACGAGAAGTCGAAAAGGCCAATAAGATGAGAGATGTTGAGGGACTAGGTTAACCGGGAGAGACTAATGGCTGAGGAAAAATTAAATAACGACAATCCTGTCGCCGAAATCCATGATGCTCAAGCGGCGGGATTGATGGCAGATCTTCAAAACACACTCGGTAGAGTGACGGACGGACAGGCCAACAGCACGGACACGACAACCGATGGGATCGTGGCACCAGCTGGCAGTGAGGACTCGGCAACCAATGGGACCGAGACACCACACACGGATCTCCAGTCCATAAGAGCAGCACTTCCCAGTAACCAAGCAGAGGCGGTTGCGAAGATTTTTGCTGACAATACTCGCCTCCTTAATCAAGTCAGGGAGTTAGAGGTTCGCGGAGAGGAGCAGTTGAAGAACACTGTCGATACCGCCGTAAATACAGCACTGAGGGAACAGGCAGTTGCGGATTCGGGATACGAACCCGATGATCCTTTGGCAGCCGTAACTTCGGAGCAGAAGCATCTATTTCTCAGGATCGCTGACGAACTTGGTTTCGTTAAGTCTGGAGACCTCAAAGCACAAGAGGCTGTAGACTTTGTAGCGAAGGAGAATGTCAAGGCGGTAGAGGTTTTCGGTGAGTCTCTGGGCCAGCTCGATTCCGTGGGTGGGATCATCTTGTCCAAAGACGCCAAGTCGATGATGACACCGATTTACAATCGACTGTCGATTGACGGCAAGCCACCTCCAAAACTTACCTATAACGATCTGATGAAGATTGGAACGTACGATGCCTTGAAAAAACAGGTGTCGGACTTAAAGGCGAGTCTGGGTGAAACAGATGAGACGTTGAGAATCAAAAACCTGCAACGTGCTCAGACGGAGGGTCCAGGTGCGTCAGTGGCAACGTCTGTCAGTCTGAGGGGAGAGAAAGGCACTCCCGCAGATAAGAGGGACAACGTCATGGCGAGGGCATTCCAGTTGGCGAAGCAGCAGCAGTCTCGAAATCAGAGAGGATAACTAAGTGGCAAACGAAACGTCATTGACCCTGTCGTATGGGCCACTATTGACAAGCACTCTCTTCAACTACCTGGAATCCGGTTCGTTTGCGGATAATATCGCAGACGCAACTCCGACACTGGATTATTATCTGTCGGGGGATCGGATCAAACTCACAACGGGTGGGGAGAGGCTTTCGGTGGCAATCATGCACGAGTTGAACAGCACCGCTCAGTCCTATACGGGATACGGCGTGCTGGACACCTCGGAGAGCACGGGTTTTACCCGTGCGTTCTTCACGAACAAACTCTATGCCGTAAGCATCGCCATCAACGGCGATGAGTTAACGGCAAACATGGGTGAGGCTCAACTGTTTGATCTGTTGAACGGCAAAACGTCTCAGGCAGAGATCTCTCTTGCCAACCTGCTGTCAACGGATCTGTTTTCGACTAGCGCAGATGGTGCTTCCGGTATCACGGGACTCGGTCTCCAGATCGACTCCGCTGGGACGTACGGCACGATTGACCGCTCCTCGAATACGGCGTGGGCTTCCAACGAAGCGTCAGTAGGTGCGGCGGCAACGAATTTGCTGCCGAATCTCAGGACTCAGTATAACAACGCGACTCAGGGCAAGGGCGGGATGTCCTCGAAGCCTGACGCCATTGTATTCACGCAGACCAACCATGAAGCGTTCGAGGCGTTGATGTTCCCGTTCTTGCAATACACGGGTTCCTCAACGGCTGACAACTCTGTAAACGCAGGATTGTCTGACTTGCGTTACAAGGCTGCTCGAACATGGTGGGATGCAGATGCGACTTCGGGTACGGCTTTCGGTCTGAACTCTGCCCATTCCTGGCTTGCTGTTCACCGCAACCGGAATATGTCGATGGCTGAGGGCGGATTCCAGAAGCCTGTCAACCAGGATGCGCTCGTCACCCAGGTGCTGTTCAAGGGCAACCTTGTCTCGAATGCACCGAAAAAGTTGTTCAAACTCACAGGTATCACCTAAAGGAGGATCATCATGGCCGTAGGTGATATCACCAGAGATACGGGGATGCCAATACCGCTACGGGGTGGCTTTATGCGACTCACGGGCACCATCGAAGCATCCTCAAGCGCAACAGCGTTCGCGCTTCTGCCGACAACCTCAAGATTGGTTTCTGTGCAGGTTGTCGGAGAAGATGGCTTATCTGTGGCGGAGGTTGACCTGAACGTCAACGCTTCAGATTCAGCAACCGTGGGGACGGCGAAAATAGCCACAAATGATCCTACGGTGCGAACGCTTCGATACGACTGCATTTATGCAGGTTCGTAGGAGGTAATATGGCACAGGAAATGAGCGTTGGCTTCAATGAAGCGACGAAAATCTACATCGGTGTAACGAACGCCGAAGGTGCAGAGCTGGAACCTGGAAAAGTCGTGGAGTGGGAAACTACCACAGACGATGACGACCAGGGATATGCGGTTGAACTGGTGGATGCCGCGATCTCCACGACCGCAGGTCTGGGGGGTCATAAATGCGCCGGGGTCGTAGACTCTACGATAGCGTCAGGCGCAACGGGGAGGTTGCAGATTTACGGTCCAGACCTCGTCAGGGCGTCCGCAAGTCTCGATGTCTCGAAACTGGTAGCTGCGGGATCAATCAACGCCACCAACAAGGGACATGTTACTACCGTGACGGGACACTCCGATCACGGTATTAACTACATCGAGGCTCTGGTGGGTTGGACTCTGGAGAATGGTCCTAACGCCACCAACTCGACAGTGCAGCTGTATTTGCAGTAGCGTCAAAACCGGGAGACGGCATGAACGTGATGGTGGGGGGGTGCCCGAGGTCGGGCACCTCCTGCATTACCGATGCGTTGAGCCGATGCGGATTAGACCTCGGTCAGAGACTGAGTAAGATCCGCAGAAAATCAACACATCAAAGACTCGCCACAGAAGATCCAGTTTTTGTCGCAGCTAATACGCAGGTGTTTGAAACTGCTGACTGCGACAGGAGGCGTGCGGAATCGTTCTTTGACAGCAAAATACAGCGGGAAGGTGTTGACAGGGTTTTTGATGACAAGACAGATCCGTGGGTACTGAAAGATCCTATCGGAGTCTCGCTGCTCTACCCTCTCTGGCGAAAAGTGTTGAACGAGAGAGGAATAAAGTTTCGCGCAGTCTTTGTTCTCAGACATCCATCATCGGTGATTTCTTCGGGGTCATCATTCTTCTCTATCAGGCCGGATCGCATGGCAAAGATCTGGTGGCAGACCTATCAATCCCTACTGACCTGGACTACTCTGTATCCTGACGATTTCAGGTGGGTTCTGTTCCCTCAGTTGCTGGGGATGGAGACGGCGACACTGGATTCTCCAGAACCAATAAAATGGAGGGAGTCTTATAATCATAATTTTGTAAGGACACCGATAAGGGATTTGCCGGGGAAGTTCCATCAACTGACAAGGCTTTATGAATACCTGGAGAACAAGTGCGTAACGTAATTGTGACAGGTGTTCCGAGGAGCGGCACGTCATGGTTGGCATCAGTATTTGTTAATCATGGATTTGATCCCGGCAGACGAGCCTTCGAGGAGTCTAAAAAATATCATGCGAAGGTAGAGCCGCCCAGGTGGGAAGATCCGTGGGTGTTGAAAGAAAATAATCAGTCGTTCTCATTCTCTGAGGGCCATCCCATGATGCCTCCTGATCACGTCTGGTCGACTCCATCACCTTCGTTTGTTGAAGAAGTCTTGTCAGACAAAAAAGAGCCGTGGGTCATCAAAGACCCTGGATTTTGTTTTACCCTGCCGATGTGGATGGAGCTGGATCTTGACTTTGTAGTCTGTGCCACACTCAGGCATCCGTGGTCGTGCGTTAAGTCGCTGAACGAGTCGGTTTCGTTCCCCGAGTCGAGATGCCCCAAGATCTGGTGGCGGTACATGATTAATCTTGTCGGATTATCTTGCAGCATTCCAGTAAACTGGGTAAGTTTCCCAGAACAGAACGGCATAAAGTCTGCTGTTGGATCAACTGGTTGCACGTACAAAAAGACAGATTCATTCCACGATATATTTATTCACAATCAACCCGAGGATGTGCCAGACGAGTATCGGCACCTCTTAAACCTTTACACCGATATTTTAACACCGCTGGAAAACCGGGAGATATTTGAACATGGAACTAAGTGACTAGGCAAAGGCGGCGAACGTCCTTGTGGCAACTCCAAACTATACAAACGAGTTGTCATCAGAGGTCCACGTCAACCACATCGAACTTGCGGTCAACTGGACCAAGTGGGGATTGAGTTTTAACTGTGTTTTGATTGGCAGGACGTTTGTTCATTTCGCCAGGACACAGATGGTGGAACTCGTTTTAAAGCCAGCAGACAACGACAAACCCCTCGGGCATCCAGAATACAAACCGTTTTATTCGCATGTTTTGTGGTTGGATGATGACGCAGTAATCGAGCCGGATCTGCTTCTGAGGTATATCGACTTTGACAAGGATGTGGTGATCTCACCGTACCCGATGAGGAGGCCCGGTTACGAGATTGGGGTCTTGACTTCCGTTGCACATAAATGTGATTGTGGGTGGTACGGCTATATATTGTGGTCCTACGAAGACAAGAAGGTCATTACAATCGAAACCCTGGAGGAGCTGAGGGGAGAGATTGGAGACGCACCGGACGAAGAGGCTGGGCCGGAAGGTTGCCCAGCGAACGAAGATGAGATCGTCTGCCCCAAATGCGGGAGCCGGGAAATGTGGAGAGATTTCCACAACCACAGGGCATATCGAAACCTCTCTACGTTCCACAATCTTGACCGGGGTTTGATCGAGGTGGACGGAGGCGGCACACACGCAATGCTTGTCAAGACCGAATCGTTTTATGATCGAAGGGGTCAGGTTGGTGGTCCTGATGCGATGCCTACCGAGGTCACGAATATCGTCAAGTTTATCAAGGATAACTTGAACGAAGAGGATCAGCAGCGTTATGACCACTACCTGGGTGACATCCCCGATGAGACTCATAATTTTGTCGAGGAGTATCAGTCAGGGAAGCCGTACTTCTTGATGCCGAAGAGGGGAACAGAGGATATGTATTGGTGTTACCGTGCAAAACGGAAGGGCATCAAAACCTTCTGCGACTCAGACTCCTTCGCTGGGCATGTCGGATTTGCTCCAGTTATTACCAGAGGTTTCAGGGATGCTATTGAGCGAAGCAAATACGGACTCGGAAACGGCGAAAGAGAAGTGAAGATCCAGAAACTCCAGACAAACGAGGACGATAAGTTTTTACCGATCAGGAAGCCGGGGGTGCATGTAGACAAGGCATCGAATATTATATGATCCCAAACGTGCCACCTGATGGGGATATCAACCTTAACGCTTTGGGGTTTGACGTTGACGGGAATCCAAGAGTTGATGTCCTGCGGTGTAAGACTTGCAGGAAGGGACTCGATACCTCTGAAACCAATATTCTGTTTTGCCCTTACTGTCTCGGGAACGAATGGACAAGCAAGACGGGAATCTTAACATTTCCTGAGCAGGTAAGGCTCTACCGAATGACAGGCTTTTGGTTTACAACGCCAGCGAACGGGAAATGGAATAAGTTTTTCGGGAGACTGTTACCGTGAAGGAACTCCAGTTTTGCGGGGTAGTCGATGAGATTTTGCCAAACCTGGACAGCCCGAATCGCACAGATGGAATTATAAATTCAGACGATGATTTTGTTGTGAAGTTTGTTACGGGCAGAGGAAGCAGGGGAAAAAAATATATAGTAGATGTGGCGTTCCCCGAGAAGGTGAAAATCCATTGCGACATGAACGGAGTGGATGAATCCTGTGCGGAGTTTCTCACGGGGCTTGTCGGGATGATACAGCCCAAGATTGCACTGGAAACCGGAACGCACAGAGGAAGAAGCACAAAGGCTATTGCGGAGGCTCTTGTCATAAACGGTCACGGGATGTTGTGGACTGTAGACCGTAACGATTATGATGTGCTGAGTCGTGCATTGACTCCATCAGAGTTTGACAAGGTGACACAGGTGATCGGTGAAACCCCACAGGCGTTTGAGGAAGATCCGCTCAAGAGTCTTGAGGGTATAGAGTTTGCATTTCTTGACGGTGGACATGATGCATTTAACGTAATGGCTGAACTTGAATATGTTGACGCCCACAGGGCAGAAGAATGCATAGTTGCAATAGATAACACCAGGGATTCCATGTGGCCCGAGCAGTCGGAGTTTTTGAGGAGTTATGATAGGTACCCTATTGTGTCGCTTCCATCAATGTGCGGCACAGACATCATTCAGATGAGGTAAGATATGTCCGATGCAAATCCGAACGGCCCTTATACGGCAGCGAAAAAAACAAGCAGTGCCGTGGTCACAACTGCGGGTGTGGGTGGTTATCTCAAGGCGTTTGGGATGACTGTCACCACTAACGCCAGTGAGATTGAGATACGAGACGGTGGGGCTTCTGGTACTGTGCTGTGTGATCTCCATCTTGATGGAGCTACAGCGAAAAACAGTATCAGCTCCGGCGACATCGGACCCATCAGGTTCGCCACGGATATCTATATGACCCTCACTGGAACAGGTGCTGAGGGTTGGGCTGTTTATAACGAAGACTCCGCGTAAATCGGGTGTGTTTCTGAGTCTCCCGGTTTACACACCCGTGAGGGTGGGGGCGTAAAAACCCCCGCTCAAAAACTATGAGCAATGCCGCAGTATCAGTCACGACAGATGCCACCTCTCTGGTTGCCGAGAACTTCGAGAGGATTGGTCTGACTATAGACAATCAGGGATCTGTGACGGTTTTCATAGGTGATGTCTCAACAGTCACAGCAGCAACAGGCATCACTCTGGCTGCGGGAGCAAAATTGACCTATAATTTCGATGGGGGTTCTCCTCAATATTTTTTTCAAGGACAACTCTGGGGAATTGTTAGTAGCGGGACAGCAGATGTCAGAATTATGGAGCATGTCAGAACAAGATGAGTAATCACACCGGGAGAGATACCATGCTGACTACAACGACCAGCCCAACGCCTGACAACCTGGATCTTTCACCAGAGCCGCACCCTCTCGTTGACGGTGCTATTGTTATGACGGACAGGTATAGAGTCGAATTCCTGCCTGACTATGAGCCGCCCGATATTCACAGGCGAGAGATTACTGCGGCGACATGGAAGAACGCGCACGGTGCACTTGTCAATGTCGGGGAAGATGACGGACTGATCTTGAGGCTTGAGGGCAAACGGCGTCCTCATTCAACGTGGAGGCATATGGGCAGGGAGTTGGATGAGTTCGAGGCCAAAGAGATCATGACAGAGACAAGGCGGACTATACCGGAGTTCGCATGTTGGGATTATAGACTCGTTGAAGTAGTTGTTACTGACGGTCCCGAGCAGAAAGCGGAGCTGTTAGAATCAACAGAACAGGCAAAGCGCAGGTCCAGGGACGAAAGAAAACAACAGTATGAGTCCACTAATGCACTGGCGTCTGCGACCGATAAGTTGACAGATATGTTGCAGGGGAATGTGGGCGTAGAGAAGGCGGGTGTAGATCTGACGCCTGACAAGGTCTTGGATCATCTCCGAAAACAACTTACAGATTCCCAGATCGAGGAAATGCTTTTAACCGTGCAAGAAGAAAAACCAAAGCGAGGCCCAGGAAGGCCAAGAAAAGATGGCACTTAATTTTTCAGAACTCCGAGATACTCTGACGGAACTCGGTGGTCATGACGATTCTGATTTTGTGAATATGACCAATCGAGCGATAAACCGTGTGATGCATCGACTGCTGTCAGAGGTTAATCAGGACGAGGTGTCGTTTGAGTCCTCTCTCGTTACCGTGGCATCTACGGCAAAATACGGGATGCCAGCAGATGTGTCGAGGGTTGTAAACGTAGAGGATACATCTAATGCAAGGCGACTGAATGAGATGTCGAAGGATGAGTTTGACCGCCGATATCCCGGCACCACGACTTCAGGTCAACCCAGGGGGTATTATGTTCTCGGCACAAGAGCGGTAGAAAAAAATCTTGCTGCCGCAGGAACTATTACGGTTGAGTCATCTTCGGCGTCTGATGCCACAAATTTCTCCGTAAGGATAGAGGGAAAAAATGCTAACCGAGTCATCTTGAGCGAAAAGTTGACGATGAACGGCACGACCGCTGTCACATCCTCTCACTCATATGCCACCGATGGTATCTTGACAATATCGAAGTCGGCAAATGCAGGATCTACATGGACAGGGTTTGTGACAGTCAAGGATTCAAGCGGCAATGTTATCGCCTA